CACACCAACTACGGATAGAATTACAGTTGATGCAGTGGGGAATCGTTCAATAAAACTTGTAATGGTATTTGATACCCACTCAATCGCTGGAATCATGCTCTCCAGCACTGGCAACATAGCCGTGCCCAGTTTTTCACTAAGCAAGCTCCAACGCTGTGACAAAATACGTAAACGTGCATCCGCATTGTTATCCATGTTCTTAGCCATAGCGCGTGTGTACATCTCACCTTTCGCCATCGCTTCGCTAACCGCCGCGCTGTTCTTCGCAAAATCGCCCGATTGACCCCATAAGCCTTCAAACACTTTTACGGCTTCTTCTGAACCAAAGGCTTTTAACATGACGCTGCCAACTTTTGAGGTGTATTGTGAACCAAAAGCCGCCTTTGCTTGTTTGAGCATATCAGGAATGGCTATGACATTTCCTTTGCTATCGAGCGTGTTGATAGCGATACCCATTTTATTAAAATAAGCTTGTGCCTGCGCGGCTTTTGCGCCCAAGCTTTTCATCGCTGTACCCGCTTCGCCTGCTTGCATTTTCTGCTGCAACATCCCCAACGCCGTGAGTTGATCTTGCAATGGCATGCCTGCGGCAGCTAATCCCGACCCCATCGACTCAATAGCCTGCTGCATTTTTGCACCATCGGTTTTGAATTGTTTGACCGAACTTGCCAAACCTGCTGAAAACTTTGCCCCGAAGTCGCTATCTGTGATGCCTGCAAACAAGCTTTTCTTAAACACGCCATAGCCAGTAGCAAACAAGGATGTCATGCCTGCGGTGTCTGATTTGGTGGCTTTGGCTGTCATGGCGGCTAAGGCTGTCATTTTCGCTACGCCATCGCCTGTAAGATTGGATATGCCTGATTTAATGTCGTAAGCAGCCGTTACAAATGATGCTGTATCAATGCCTGCAAAGGTTTTTGACATAAGATGAGCAGATTGAATCACAGCATCAATTTCACGCTTGCCCATATCCAATGATTGCAATTCACCACGGCTTCTAGCTACGCCACGCGCACGGTCAATGGGTGCTGAAAACGCGCCCGATATACCGCGCCCAAGTCTGCCAACGGCATCACCAACAAGCGAGATATTGGCGGACTTTTGAAGTTTCTGGTCAAGCTTTGCATTGATTTTGGATAGTTTATGCTCTTTAAGGGCTTGTAACTCCATTTTTTTAGTGGCGGCGGCAATACTCTGACCAAGCCGTTTTTGCTCACTCGACAAATGGCGTGTATCAATGCCTGCTTTCTTTAATTCAGAACGCATACCGCGAAGTTTTTCGACTTGTGTTTTATACTTGTTGGATAGTTGCGATGTGGTGCGTTTGGCTTGTTCAAACTCTCGCAGCATCTCACGGGTTGGATTGCTTGTTTTGGCAATAGCACGCGCCAGCGCTGTGGTGGTTTCTTTTGCCTTTCGCATAGCGATGCTGTTTTTACGAATGCTTTCGCCAAGCTTGCGATAGTGTTCAATCGCGGCTTTCGATTTTCCAGACTCGCCCAATGCCTTGGCGCTTTTTTCTAAAGCATTAGTCATGCCCTTGGATAATGCGGCGATTTTCTTAGCAGGTGCGCTGAATTTATCAATAGCCGCAACGGTGATGGACATGTTCATATTTGACATTTTAGCCTCACTCCATTAAAATAATTTGATGACGCAATCCATCAAATTTAAAACCATCATGTTTATCTCGCTTATCATGCCTGTGTACATCCTGTTGCACGATATCACGGATGCAGGCGCATGGATGATTGCCACCGCTTTGTTTGTGCCTGTTTACCTCATCCTATGGCTTACCGCGATGACGCTGGATTGTGTTGACGGACAAATGTACTAAGCCTTTTCCAACACGCCCATCTTTAATGCTTCATCGATAAATGCTAACGCATCATCCAATGCCAATACCCTTATCTCCGAGGGTTGCCAGTGAAACGCCACGCCCAAGTGGGCAATGATTGCGCGCGGCATATCCACTGTTATGCCAAAAAATCGCTTACCGCTTCATTGAACTTGTTGAAATCGCTAGCATCAATTTTACGAACATCTTCTGGGGATAGTTCGCCAAGCATAGAAACAAGCTTAAGGCTTTTTCCCAATTCGCTTGATTCAGGGCTTACCACCTCCAAGTCGCCGACAGTAATGCGGCGCAGCGTGACCGATTTTATTTCAATGCCATTGCTTGTGATGGGGTATTTCAGATGGATGGTTGTCATTTATACAATCCCCAAATTAGCGCGTGTTAATGCCAGCTGATCTACGCCATTGATGATGCGCTTCATGCCTGGCACATCAATTTCAATAATATCCACACCGCCCATGTTTAAACGGTAATAATTAAGCATCAGTTGGCATTTCAGTTTAGCGGATTCGCCAGGCTTCCAAGTGCCCATATCCAATTCTTTGATGCGTCCGCGCATAGTGACTGCAATCGGAGCGGCAATACCAGTGCTTGGATTGGTCATGGAACCGCGAGCGGTGAATGAAGACGATGCGCCGATTTGAACGCCAAACAAACCAAGCGTATGGGGGTCATATTCAATCAAGCTAAAATCAGCCTCCAGCTTTTCCATGCCCATGTCGGCTTCGAGGGGTGCGTCCATGCCGCCCGCGCGAAATTCTTCTGTTTTAAGGGTTAATTTTGGGGGGTTGATTTCTTCGGCTTTACCCAAGAAACCAAAACCATCTACAAATAAATTAAAATCTTTTAGAATAGCTGCAATCATGGTTTATGCTCCTTTTTTGGCAGACTTGGCTGCTTGTTTTTGTGCAACTTCTTGCAGCGTTCCATCAGCAATGTGAAATTGTGCTGCGCGTTCATGCAAATCAATCGTATCGCCCACGCTTAACTCTTGGTGATTGATATAAACCGCTTGCAGGGCTTTGTATGTTTTTTTCATGCTCTTATGCTCCTCTTTTTTAGCCAATCACCGCCCTCCAAAGAAGGCGGCGTGTTGGATGGTTTATTGAATCAATTCAATCAAATATTGATTAGTGATGGTGGCATTAAATCCAAGCTGTTCGAGTGGCGGAACTGGGGTGTAATCATAATCCACCCAAAGTTTGCCAGCGGCAAGCGTGGTCACCGTGTTTAAATCAGGGTTTAACCATGCTTTAGCATCCACAATATAACCCATGGCTTTGAGCTCGCGGAACTTGGCATTGACCCCTTCCACAATATCATCAAACAACTGCTTGCTCATCGGTTTATCCATTGCCCACAAATGCGCTTCAGCAATCGAATCTGCCAACACATCGCCCGTGCGAACCGCGCTTTCAAACGCATACACAGGGTCGATACTTGGCGTACGCGAACCCCAAAAGCGATAACCGCCTTTTTGAATCATGGTGGTAATATCTTTGCTGTTTAATAGGTTGGCTTGGGATGCAGGGTCTTGAAGACTCCAAGAGATTGGCTTGGTTAAACCGCTCACGCCATTGACCACAGCATTGGATAAGGTTTTGTGCCAGCCCACATCGTTATCAAGCTTGGCACGCAAACCCATGGCTGTTGCGGATGCAGGTTGCGCAATAAGTGCGCCTGTTGCGGTGTCAAACACATTGAAGCCTGGAAACAAAAGCATGGAGCGCATATTGCCATAAGCGGCGCGTGCGGTGATGGCAGAAGGCACATCGGCACTTGCCAAATCATAATAAGCAAAGCCGCGTAAGGCTGTGGTAATCGTGTCCATCGCGGTGGCGACTGGCTGGGCATTTGTCCACCCTGGTGCGCCAAGAATACGAGGGCGAACGCCCAAAGCTGATTCAGCGGTCAGCAAGGCTTGCATGCCTGTGGATTGCCCAGAAGCGGTGACCGTGCCAATCACATTGGCTTGCGTTAATGCAACATCAAGCACTCCCAACGCTGTTTTCACTTCAGCCACGCGAATCACCACCATAATCGGGGCTATTTGGCTGAAAATGGCATCAAGCGAATGCGGCAACGTGCCTAGCTTATTGCCTGTGGTATCAAGCTTTCCTGCAAGTAATCGGTCGCCTGCGACGAGAACAGGGGTATTAAGTGGAAAGGCGATAGGGTCGGCATCGGGTGCCGTGCCGACAATGCCAATAATGGCAGTGTTGACGCTGCGGATAGGGCGTGTGGCGTTGACTTTCGAGACGACTTGAACGCCGTGTAAATAGGGTGCTGGCATGGTTTATTCTCCTTAGAATTTGATTGTGGTAATGGATTTGGCGGTGCTTGCGGTGTTCGTTGCTGCTTTTGCTGTTTGCAAGCGGAAGAAGGCAGCAGCATCACGTGTAGCAATAGCATCGGCGATAGCGTTCATATTGACTAACGTCATCGGATGGGGTTGATTTTTGACATCCAGCCACACATCTTGCCCGACGGGTGGTTTCCAACCGCTTGTTAAACGACCAATAACGCGGTCAATGCGTGCTTTTGATACATCGTTGGCATCGAATGACGCGCCCAAGGCTGTCACAGGTGAGGCAATCAACGCATCATACGCCGTCTTGATTTCTGATAGTTTGATGGCTTTTAGTTTCGTAATATCCAACACCCAAGCCTTTTTTGCTGGGTCATAAGTTGAATGAGGGAACGGCTTTGCTTTTGTTAGCTGCTTTGGCAATTTGCCGATGGCTGTATACACCTCTTCAGTGCCTGTTGTCGTATCATATACAACACCTCTGTTATCGGGCGATTGCGACCAAGCATCTAATACTGCGTCAAATACAGCGACTTTTCCTTTCACTTTTTTCGGGGGTGAAATCGCAGTGGCATAGGCTGGGATAAGTGCTTTTTGCTCGATGGGATCCAAATCCGCGATGGCGGAGCCTGTCAGCTCGTTTGTCAGTGGATCAACATGATAGATTGTCGTGGGTTTGCCAACTGGCTTGCTTGTTGGTACGGGTGGTTGCATCAGCATACTCCTTTAATATTTAATGAGATATTGAATGGCTAAGTTACGAGGGCGGGTTTCTGCGCCACCAGTTGCTTGAGTATTTCTTGCCACATAATTTCGATCATTGATAGTTGCGTGGACTGATCCATCTATTGAACCATCAAACCCTAAAATAGGGCCTGCTACATCTGTCATAAGATGGGCATGCGATCTAAAGCTATCACCCTGCCAGCTACCCCGTGCACGACCTGCATCAACACCGCGTGCATCATCCCAGCCGCGTAAAAATTCACCGCGTGTATCAGGTAAATTAAAGGTCGTTGTGCCATTGCCTGCGCCATAAGTCGCGCCAATGACAGAAAATAGCTGTGCATAGCTTGTGCGACTGATTGCCGCGCCATTGGTTTTCAAGTAGCCCAATGGTATCGCAGCCCCTGCATGAATAATCATGCTGCCAGCCATGACTTGTTTATTTGTAACTGGGGTCGCTATGTTTGTTATACCAGCCTCGGATGTTATGGGTGAAATAGACCAGCCAGTATCCCAGCCTGCTGTATTAGTATAACTAGCAACACAATCTGTAACGACAACCGCAGGGTACTGCCATACCGTAGCCGTAGTGCCTAAAAGAATAACGCAGCGCGTTCCATCATGAGCTAGTCTCACTGATGTGAATGGCGCATTACCAGTTATGTTCGCGCTATAGTTGATCCATAATGAACCTGTATTGTTATAGCCACTAACATCGACAGACCAGTTTCTTCCTTGTGTGCCACCTGAGTAATCATAGCCCTGGATGCGAATTTGCAGCATGGTGTTAGACCATGACTTAGGTAATACAATCTTCATTGTTCCGCTTATATTTAAGCTTGCGAAATAATGAACCAAATCCTTATAATGAACGACACCTGCAGAGTCTGAGACCTTGTCCAGTGATGCAGTCCAGCGCGACCATACGCCATTTAAGCATCGACACTGCCACATTCCATTAGCACTGCCTGTATTAAGGCGTGTGGCGCGCAATACACAATGTTGATTACTTACTATATCACTGCTGTGGCGCATTTTTTCAATATACCACCAGCCTGTTGGCAAGCCGTTTTGTGGCTTGCTGATGTACAAATTATACAAGCCTGAATCGACCGTATCAGACCAAATTTGTAAATTAGTATCTTGTGCCAGCAGTACAGCTTTACCATTAGCTGCTACCAAGCCATGCTGTGGCGTTAATCTATTGGGTATCAATGTCTCAGCACCCAGTTGCGCGGCTGTTACATTATGTGGATTGGCTTTACTGCCAATATGCGCTTGAATATTGCTATTGGCTGCCTCAGCCCCTACATCGCTGGCTGTTAATACCACATTGCCTTTTTTCCCAGCAACAGATTGCACTGGAGCGGCAGGTGCATTCGCAGTGATTAACGCCAGAACTTCGGCATTGGTGGTGTACTGCGCGTGTGGGTCGGTTGCGGCAAGATGCGCGTTGATTGCGGCAGTAATATCCGAGGGAACCACAAGCCCATTGGCAATTTGCTGATCTATCCATGCTTTCAGCCAAACGGTGCGGTTGGCAAGTTGCTGATGAGGGCGATTGTCCACACCACCAGGACCACCCATGACGGGGTCGGTGGTTGACAGCTCATATACTGCTGCCTCAAAAATTTGTTGGTCTGTTAAATTAGCCAAGGATGAGTCCTCCATCACGCATTACTGCGCCATTGTGTGTACTTGCGCCGTTGTGCCAGCGACTCGCATAATAAATATTTCTTAAATGGCTTCGTGCATTTTTGAATATAGCGATAGCTTCGCGTATTTTTAGCAATTGGGATGCTGTCGGTGTTCCGCCATTGGTGTTTAGTGATACATCAAATTGATAAGCCAGTGATTGCCCGACATGGGTTCGCATGCCGTTGTAGCTGCTTGCGCCACGGTGGAGTAAGTTTACAAACTCGGTGACTTGTACAGGCGCGTAACCCAAGGCTTCCAAAGCTTGCACCAAGGCGGCTTTTGTACCCATATGATTATGCACTTTCCAGCTGGCTTTAATCACCGCTCGCTGCATGGTGATGCCCCAATCAGACTGCCATTGTTCTACATCCCATGCCCAAGCCAGCCAAGGCAATAGATGTTCAGGGCAAGTATCAGGATTGTACAAGTCACGAATAGCCACTGGCATCGCTTCCATGCTTGTGCCACTTGCTTGCTCAAGATTTAGCTCAAGCGGTGTGGCGTTGGTGGGTAGAATGGATGCCACCATCAGATAGCTGTTCCTGAAATAGAGACGGTTTTCGATGTGGCATAGCTGGCATGAAGATGATCGACAACAATATCCGCCGCAGGGCTTGTAAGCGCAACATTTTGCACGCCAACAACCGTGAGCGCGGCAATCAATCCAGCTTGGGTAATGTCATGCCCTAGCGCATGATGCCTATCGCAATATGCGGCGAGTGATTTTAATGCGGCGGCTTGAATGGTGATAGGGTCGCCGTTGGGATAAAGGGTCAAGGATGCTGCAACGGTATAATTCACCATCGCCGCCGCTTGCACGATGACATGATCTGTTAAAGGGCGAATATGATCCGCATTGCAGGCTAACATCACCCCATCAAGCACGGCTTGCGTTGGCACGCCTGCGCCAGTGCGTGAAAGCACGGTGATAACCACATCGCCAGCCATGGGGCTGGTGATACTCACATCCAACACATCGGCGTTGGCAGATGTTGCAAAGTATTTGTATTGATTGACCGAGCCAGCCGTAGTGCGCGAATAAAGCGATAAACGAATGCGTTCGCGGTATACATCATCTGCTTCCATCACGGCAGGCGTGGGCGGCAAGGTGGTGTTATCGGCGGGTGCAAGCTGCAAACGCACTGCCCCATAATTCGCGCCAATTTGGTCAAGGTCGCTGCCAGTGGCATATGCCAACATCACACCATGCGCCCCATCATTGACGCGCTGACGTACGATTAACTCACGATATGCGCAAACTTCAAGCAGTTTACGCATAGGCGATGATTCGATATTGACATCACTCAAAGTCGGGTCGCGCAGCAATAAATCGGCAACCATGCCGTTGAGGATCGTGTTGAAATCCAAGGGTTCAACAATCTTGGGCGTTGGAAGGTTGGCAAAATTTACATTGGATAACGGCATTATATCACCAAGCCATCAAGCGATACGATTTGACCATTGGGGGTGTAAATGCCAGATATTGAAACCGTCATACGCCCATCGGCAGTGGGTGTTGAAACGGTGACGCTTGATAGCTGCAAACGCTTCTCCCATGTTGCCAAGGCTTCGGCAGATGCAGCAATCACATCCATCACGCCGTTTCGGTTCATGGGTGCATCGGTCAAATCAAACAAGCGCGAGCCATAGCTTCGCAACATCACACGCGAGCCTAGCGGTGTGCTTAAAATATCTTCAATGGATTGACGCAAGGCTTCAAGCCAAGAAGCGTGAGGTTTGCCTGTGTGTTTGTTCATTTCGCCGCTCCTGTGTTACCCAAGCCTGTTGCTACGCCGCCGTGCGTGTGTGCTGCCAAATCAATCGCGCCAGCCTTCACACTCGCGCCGCTGATTGCGCCGCTGGCAGTCATACTTACGGATGCAATCGCCGCACTCGATATGATATTGCCTGTTTGCGTGGTGTTGCCGTTTTTGGTTTCGTTGCCGTTGTGAATAAAATCGCCATCAAGCGTTAACAGACCCGTAAAATGGATGGTGTCGCTAATCAGCTCCGTGCTTGAACCTGCTGGCAAAATCGCTTTGAGATGATGCGCGGCGCGGTCGTATTCAATCACTGCGCCGTCTTTATAGGTTCGCGTATGCTTATCAGGGTTTGCACCGTTGGCGGGGTGTTGTTGCTGATATAGCGCGGGGAAAACAATACCGTTGGAAAGCTCGCCGCTAGGCGATATCACCATAACCTGCTCACCGATTTCAGGCGCGTCCCATGTCACATCGTTGGATGCCCGCTGGGTAAGCCAAGGCAACCAAGCCGTGGTTAAATCACCCATAGACACACGCACACGAGCCTTGGCATAGTCCGCTTGTGCAATCGTGCCAAGCAAGCAGATATTGTGCAGTTTACGCTCCAAATCTTCGAGCCGTTGTAAAAGTTCGAGTATCATACTGGCGTATACCCTGTTGCACCCGAACCAACATTAGGGGCTCTGCTAACATTCACGCTTTGTAATGTGCCAAACTGCTGCACTGGATTGCTACCAATACGCATACTTTGCACCCAATCAACCGACCAAATGGCAAAACCTGCGCTATCAACGGTTGCATTGGTTTTCGATTGCATACGTTTTACTTTTGCTTCGCCCACAAATGCTTGGTTAAAATTATTATTGTGAATCAAGAGTGCGACTGATTCAGCCAAATCCATACAGCCACCTTCGCGCCTAATGCGGTCGTTGGCATATTGCGCAATGATGAAGGCTGAAAGTTCAAGGTTGATGTCCATTTGCCCTGTAATACCAGGGTCGGATATGGCTAAGGTTGAACGCGCTGCCACAAACACCGCAGGCGCATGAATCGCCACACGTTGACCATGTTCGCCATCAAATTGACCGCCATAAATCTCGCATTGTTTGATATTGGGTAAGGCTTTATGAATCGCCGATACAATGATGTTTTGAAACTCTGTGATACGCATTTAATAGCCCTTAGTGCTTGCACGACTAAAAATACGCGGCGAAGATACCATTTGCATATGGTGTTCAGGTCGTGACGGTTCACCTGCGGCATCAAGTCCTAGCTTCAAACTACCGTTGGAAAAGCCTTTAAGCGTTTTCAACGCCTCTTCATAACGTTTTTCAACGAAATCTGTTGGTGTACTGTCATACAAAAAATAACGCGCCAAATCACATGCGACTTGCATCACGACCAAGGGTGTCGATTTCAATGGTAAGGTATAACGCACTTGCAGCGAGGCATCTATGCGAGCATCTGCCGCCGACAAAGCCGCCTGAAGCACAGCGTCATCGATCACCCCAGTGGATGCTTGATCTCGGACTGTCAATTGAACCATCTCTTGCTGGCCAAACGATGCGATCATTGCGGCTTTATCGGCGTAAGCCATGCTTTACTTCTTGTTATCTGCTGAAGGTTTTACAATTTCAATGCCTTCAGCATCTTT